GCCCCTGCCGTAACCGGCAGATCCTTTGAAATAGAGATTGAGTCTGATAGTGCAATCGCGATTTGAGCACCCGTGTCACCTTCTTTCACGGCCACCTGCAGGCGTTCGCCTCCAATGTAGAAGGAGAGCGTACCGGCCTCGAGGGCGGTTCCTGTAATCTCGACCTTGCCTGCTGCCGCACCTGCAGACTGACCATCGGCTAATGGGACACACACGAGCTGACCGAAGCTGTCGACGGTACGATAGGCATCTACCATACGTGCGAGCATCGAACCGCGACCGAAGAGTTTCTTCGCCATCGCTACAGTCGAAACTGTCACCGGCACACCCTCTTCGGCCGTTCCCGACTCAAGCTTCTGACCAATCAATAAACTCTGAGAAGTATTAGTCGGCGTGTAAGCCGCAGAATTATCCATCTCAGCATAAAAAAGCGGCACTCGAATGCCGCTCGGAATGGTATTGAAAGAAATACTCATAGATCCACCTTGATATGTCCTTCGAGCCGGCCATCCGGCTGATCTTTCTGCATCGACGGATCAATGCAGTCCACATCGACATCCATGCCATCGAACGGCGACAGGGCATCGAGCTCTACCTTCTGGTAAGTGTCAGAAGTATCGATGTAGGTCTCAAAAGAAAACTCAAACTGATAGGCCGCACGTGCCGCGTCGATGTAGATGAGAACTCCGCCTTCGTAGACGATCTCACTGAACTCATCCTTGGGCTTCATGTGCCACGAAAGAATCGCTCGAAAGATCTCTGGACGCAGTACTTCAAGCCACCGACCGGCATCCTGCCCACGTTCATCTGCACAGTTCGGCACGACTACGATCACCCCGAAGGTATTCGTAATCACCTGGTAATACCCGTTATTGGACTCCTGCGCTCCTGCATCCTCACGAAGCGGAACAACGTAGGCAAAAGGCACAGGCGCATTTTCAGCGCGCTCAAGGCCTGCCCACTGCGCTGCGCCGCCAACCCTCTGGTGAAAGGAAGGGCAACGCTCCCGCAATGCGCTAATGATTGGATCCAGCTTCATACAATCCCCGGCTTAATGGCATTGGCTAGCGCGTTTGCCATCGTTTCATGAAATATTCCTGAATACTGCTCGGCTGCTGCTGGAACAAAGTTCTTACGCGGCTTCGCTACCTTCTCACCTGGTCGTTTCTTGTGACGCCGCGATTGCTCCAGCGTTTCTGATCCTGGACCCCGGTGCCCATAAACGACAAATGCCGGGTAATAAACCGGCATTCGCTGAGTCTTCGTCGGATAAACCGCGACGGAGTAGCCTGATCGGGACACTTTGACGCGTAGAGAGCGTTGCAGTTCACCAGAGTCGCGGCCTGGAAAGTCACCAGCCTCGGAAACAGACCGTCGCGAAATCAACTTTCTGGCAAGTTTACGAACGTCATTACCTGCTTTCCGGAGTGGCTTACGCAACTCTTTCGAGTCGTAATCAATCGTTCGAAATCCAGAATCGACGCGTGTTTGAACCAACATTTGCTTTCTCCTCGACGTCAAGCACAGTGAACCGGTTGAACCCGCCAAGATCAGCAACGCGCTGCACGCGGTAGCGGATGCCGTCAACCTCAAGCTCAACCACCCCGGCGAAGTCCTGCGGGCGAGTGCGACCTTTAATGCGACGTACCGTGATGCGGTGTGTCACGCCGGAATCGACCTGCTTCGCGCCCCAGTAGATAGTCGCGCCCACAGGTTCGATCTTCCCCCAGACCTCATCCTCGTGAGCGGTCGCCTTCGAGAAGCCTAGGCGATCATCCGGGAGATGGACGGTGAAGAAGATCTTCACGCGGTGGTTGAGCTCTCCAATCTGCGGAAGATTCATAGCCACACCCTGTAGGGATCAAGCAGCGCATTAACGAATGGCAAGGGCTTGAGCTCTCCGGCAGTTGCGGCCTGGCGCTGTTCGTAGAAGTGTGCAACCTGAACCAAGATCCACTGCCGGATGCCCGCTGGGATGTCTTCAGCATTGGTGCCGAATCCTTCGACTCCATCACGAGTGATTAGACCACGTTGAAGCTCGTGTTCAGCCATCTGCGTAGCAGCTAGCACGAGACTGCGGATGAGATCATCGTCCCCGTGCCAGTCCACGCGAAGGTGCTCCTTTGCGGCCTCGAGGCTCACTGCCCCGACGGCCGTTGAGGTGTCGATCGTCATCCGCATCTCCATTTACTTCGTCGAGACTGGAAGTACGAGATCTCCACCACAGAGAGCCTTAGGCCGCTCGACGCCAAAGCCGAGACGACGCTCTGCACGGATCGTAACCAAATTCTTCTGTACGTTATCCATGTCCTGTTCGAACATCTCGACAGTCATGCCCTGGCGCGGCCAAAGCGTGGCGGCCTGCGTGAAGTCGCCAACGAGGAACTTCTTCTGCGGGATTGCCGGCGTCGGCCAGATCGGCAGGCCCCAGAGCGCCTTCGGAGCGATTGAGGCTGGATGACCGAGATAGTAGTCGCCCGAGCTGTTCTTCTCCATCTGCAGCCGCGACCAGTCGACCGGATTCAGAAGAATCACGTTCGGGCGGAAGAAGGCCTGTTCAACCTTCGTCTTCGCGTGAAGGATAAGATCAAACAGCGTCGCGCTCTTCGCGGGAAGATCGTCAGTCGTCGCACCATGCGGCGTGTACTGTCCGGCGGCGAAGATGCCGAGCAAATGATTCGTCGAGCCGTCACCGGAAACAAGTTCGTCTTCGACGACCAGATCAACCCCGTAAACAAGTCGCTGATTGATGTACGCGGCGAGCGCGGGTCCGTCAGCCATCAGCTGCTTCGAAACGCGAGCCATATGCGCGATCGTCTGGATCGTGCCCTGCTTGAGGGCGTACCCAGTCGAGCCGAAGGGTTTCTGACCACCTTCAGGGACGAAGGCCGCGCCATTTACGAGCTTCGTCTCGTCTTCCATCACGTACTCGTACGCATTGGTGGTGATCGGAATCGTCGGGAAGAGCGATTCGATTGTGAGCGGACGGTACGCACCGGGAAGAATTCCGGGGCGGCGGTAAGCCTGAACGACGCCGCCGGCCGGGGTGGTGATCGGATTCTGTGCCTCAGCCTTCGTATCAACCTGTTCGTCAAGATCAAAACGAGCACGGCCAGCACGACCAGTAACCATCGCCTTAAAGTTCTCACTTTCGACGAACATTTCACCGGCCGACTTCATGCGGACGGCCTCTTGCACCTTAACGCCTTTCTGTTGCACGTCAAGCAACTGTCGCGCAAGCTTCGTCTGTTCTTCACCGAGACGCTTGAGCTCAGCTTTGTTCGATTCGGAGGTAGCTGCCATCTTTTCTTCGATGCGGTCGATGGCCTCCATGATGTCCTTCGTTTCCATTTTCGGTTCCTTGCTAGATGGATTCCTCGAGCTTCTTGAGTCGCTCAAGTAGGTCTTTGGATGCCTTCTCTTCGGCCTCAGCCTCCCGCTGATCCAAGAAAAGTTTCCGGGATTTAGCGACGATTGCCGTCGCCATCGACTTCGAGAAACCGCCTGCATCCCGCAGGAAGTTCTCTAGATTTCGAATAGAGTCAATTTCGTCGAGGTCTTCGGACCTAACATCAGTGATGCGAGCCGCATCGTCTGCGGGGTAGCTCACGATCGAAATTTCGAGGAGCCGCCCGATCGACTTATATTCACGCCCGCCTCCATCAAGCTCTCGGCATTCAGCACCACGAGAAGAGAAGCCAACAGAAAGCCCATCGACAGTTCCATGCTTGAGAGCTGCGAGCACGGCATCAGACTGTGGATTGCCAGGCGTAAGCTCACCCTCGACGAGAAGGCCTTTTTCATCCTCGGCCGCAAACGTCCACTTGCCGATCGGCAAGTCCCACCGATGCCCGAAGAACATCTTCGGCATACCGTAGGTCTCAAGAGACTTCTTATAGGCACCGGGAAGAATCACGTCGCCATAACTATCTTTGCCGTTGAAGACAGAAGCGTAGCCACGGAACTTTCTCGTGCTCCCTTCCATCATCTTTAGCTCAACATCCTGAAGCGGGATGCTTTTGTACTGCACTGCCATCACTGCCTCACAGGTTCGCCATTTACAGGCGAATTGGCCGGTTGCACCTTTCCAAGTCGATGCAGCGGCACCAAGTTACTCTGAGCTGTGAGATCGTCACCGCCCGGAACAGGCGGGAGATTCTCCAGCTTCCGAATCTCGTTACGGCTCATCACGCCGTTTTGGGCCATCTGAGAGTAGAAAGCCGCACGTGTCTGTTGATCTGTGCGAAGGAAGGCGTCAGTCTTGAACTCGATTGTGAGTTCTGTTTGATCGACTCCGATCAACCGACGCTCAAGAGCCTGCTCGAGCTGCTTACAGAGCGGCCCAATGGTGTATGTGTGAAAACCTTTCGTGATCTGCTCGATCCCAGAGCCCCACGTGGTTACACCGCTTGCTCCTACAAGCACACTCGGTACGCCAAACCAACGGCAGATTTCCTCTACCGAAAAACGTCTCGTCTCAAGAAGCTGAGCGTCCGCCGGCGAAAGCGACATCTGCGTGTACTTCAGACCGCGATCAGCGATGATCAGGCCGCCAGTGCTCGATGTCATCTGCACCTTGAAGCGACTCATCAGATTCTTCAGCTGATTCTCGTTGAGAGCACTGTCGGTATACAGAACGCCAGTCGGCTTGCTGCCTTTCCCAAAGAGTGCATTTGCATTCTCCTGTGCATGCACAGCTTCGTTCATCGAAGCTCGCATGAACTCGAGCTTTGAGAGCCCCATGAACCCGTTGCCAATACCCTTCCAATGAATGACGTTTTCAGGCGCCCAGACCGAAATCGCGCCGTCCTGATAGTAGGTGTAGACCTCTCCTCCCCCCACGACAGAAACTTCCATCTGATCTGGAGACACCGGAATGAGCGCAATGGGTTCTCCGGAACTGTCACGCTCAATACGTGCGTATGCATTTCCTCTAAGTAAACGGTTAACGGTCATCGCAGAGTAGAACTCAGATGGTGTCATCCATGCATTTGGACGCTCATGAAGGAGCATCCATAGGCGACTGCTGCGAGCCGGTACACGACCTCCACCTTCGTCTGCGTAGACAAAGAGTGGCAACGTCCCAATTGTGTTCGCCAAAAGCTCAACACACGCATACACCGCAGAAATTTGCAGTGCAACATCTGACGGAATCTCTCGCGTCTGATCAATCACCGGCGCGAGAGGTAGCGGCACCTGCATCCCTGATGCAGTCCCGAGCGGACCTCCCCAACTCGTGATCCAGTTGACCAACCGGCGAACGAACATCTAAGTCACCATGAAAAAAAGGTTTGATCGGACGACTCTACAAAGCCAGCCCATCGGTCGTTGTCATCAACGATTGCGTTGCCGAGTCCCATAATTAGTGCGACCACACCATCGATCTTCTCTTCGTAGCGCTCCTTGCGCGGGAAGATGTTGTCCTTCGCGTCAACCTTCGCAACAACGTTGCCCATCATCCAAGTGAGCACCGGGTTACCGTCGTGGCAAATACGGTGATCGAGAACAAGTGCTTCGAGTGATTTCATCGGGTCCGACATGTTCTGCACGGTATTCCGGCACTCGATCATCGGCGCATCGTCCTCTGCGAGCGATGTAGCAAGCTGAGTTGCCTGCCACGGGTCATAAACAATGGCACTGACCTCATATCGAGAGAGATCAAGTCGCAAATCCTCCTCAACCACGTTCAAGTCGGTCATCGCACCTTCTGTAACGATCAGATAACCCTCTTCAGCCCACCCCACGTACTGAGAGTTTGTGGACTGTTCAACTGCGCGACGCGGCAGATAACACTGACAGAAGACGGCGTAGGTCGTACGGCCCTCATCATCTTCGCCGGGGAAAATCAAGACCTTCGCAGTCAAGTCAGATTTCGAGCCAAGGTCAAGGCCGATAAAGCACTTACGCCCCTCGAAGTCCGTGATGGACATCTCTGGCACTTCACAGCGTTTCCACGCCTGCATATCCATCCATGCTGTTGAAGCGGAGCACCATACATTGAGATGCTTTGTTTTGAAGTTGTTCATCGCCGATGGCAGCGCTATTGCTTTCTTTTGCAGCGACAGAACCATCTCTGGCATTACTGAGACGCCCCAATTCGGGTTCGCCTTCATGAGCGCTTCCTCAGTAGTCCAATCGTCACCGTCATCAAGACCATAGATGATTCCAAACTGAGTCTCATCACTGATCTCTTTTCCTAGCACTCGTGTGACCATCATGCGCACTTCGTAGCAGATACCCGAAGTATCAAAGCCGGCAGTCGTAATGACCCAAAGCAACGAGTTCAGGCGCTTGCCTAAGGACGTTTCCACTACGTCATAGACATCACGTGTCTTGTGAGCATGCAACTCATCAATGACCGCCAAGTGAGTGTTTAAGCCGTCCAGCGTTGATCCTTCCGCACTCTTGGCTTGAAAAGTAGAGTTTGTCGCTGGAACATAAAGGGCATTGGCCAAAACTTCCAAACCGAAGCGTTGGCGCAGCGGCTCGTTTTGTTTGGCCATCTGCTTCGCGTCACCGAAGACGATCTTCGCCTGATCACGCGTTGTCGCGAAACTGTAGACCTCTGCACCAGGTTCTTTATCGGCAACAAGACAATAGAGGCCCACACCACTTGACAGACTGGATTTGCCGTTCCCCCGTGGCACTTCAATGTAGACGCGCCGAAATCGACGACCGCCATCAGCACGTCGACGCCATCCGAAACTTGTCGTCAGGATGAAGATCTGCCAAGGCTCGAGCACGATTCTTTTCCCAGCGAGCGCGCCCTTAGTGTGTGTCAGGAGCTCAATGAACCGACAAACTTCGTTTCCCTTAGCTTCATTGAAAATGTAAAGACCTGAAGCTGCAAATCGCTCCAGGTCTTCTTTTTGGCGTTGACACGCAAGCTTGACCCACTCGCATGCAACGATCACTCCAGAAAGCACGCCCTCCATGTACTGGCGAGCGATACCACAGTAATTCTTAGAAACCATCGAATTCGTTCACTGGTTCATCTTTTGTCGCAACGTTCACGCGCGCGCGCGAAGAAGGCGTAAAACCGAGCTCCCTTTCGCAAGCAAGTAAGACTGTCTGAATCTGAACAAGTAGCTTTGCATCAGGATTCAATTCACGCCGTACGGTACCGTCAGCTTTCTCTGTGACGATCGTCGTGCCGTCGTGGTCAACAGCTTTAGCGAGCTTGCGATAGAGCGCGTAATTTCGTGCCCATCTTTCGAGTACGGTGAAATCGGTAACCGCTAATAGACCTTTCGGCGCATTTTCGACAGCGATCCTCCACGCCTCACGTGCTTCCTTCGTCAAACATTTCGGTGGTTGAGAAGAAAGTTCCGTGTTCGTTTTGGCTTGCACTTCTAGTGAACGACACGGCTGAAAAGTTCCGAGCGCTTTTTTCTCGGCGTCCGGTTTCCTCGGTCGTCCCATAGCTGAAACCTATCGATTTTGCATGCGTAAAAATTTAGGTAGGGGCGCGGTCTACAATCAAATGTGCTGAAACTTTTGACCCGCCCCTCCCCTGACTTGGAGAAAAGCATGGTTCTCGACCGCCAATACCAAAATGAACTTCTCAATTTCCTTTCGCAGGATTACCCCGAATACGAACATGCCCATGAGCATTGCCAGGAGCTATACATAACCGACCGTCTCAAGTACATCGGGAACATTGACTACCTGCAGCAACATGGTCTGCTAAGAGACGGAGTCCAATTAAGGCACGGCGTGGATGGCACAACTTCTGTTGGTGTTACTCCCTTCCCGAAAATCACAGAAAAGGGAATTGATTTCGTAGCGCAGGACGGTGGCCTAAGCGCCATCCTGAATGTTCAGACCGTCAAAATCCACCCAGACACGATTAAGGCATTGGTTGAGGCGCACCTGCTTTCTTCTTCTCTCGATCCCCAACAAAAAACTTCCTTGGTCGATCAACTGAAGAAACTTCCAGAAGAGTCCGCCAAACGCCTACTAGACAAACTTTTGGATATGGGAATCCAGGCAGCGCTGTCTTCTGCATCTGGTCTTTTTGGACTTCTGTAAAGACGACATCATGCCCGGCGATGGAAGCTATAAAACCATTGCCGGGCATGTCGGACCATACCTCCATCACCGTGTGGCCGGCTTTGACCATGAATTGGATGCACTGCGGCGTTACCAGCTGAATCATTCCTTCCTCTCATTCCCAAAACCTCCATCCTCAGAAGCCGTCTTTCGCGAGTGACAAGCGTGGCAGAGGGCTTGCAGGTTTTCCTCATCAAAGAGAAGGGTCGGATCGCCACGGTGTGGCTTGATGTGATCGACATCCGTTGCAAGTGTGAGACGCCCTTGCTTCATGCACTGCTCGCAGAAAGGGTGCTGCGCAATAAAGCGATTACGAAGCTTCTGCCATCGATAGCCATACCCCCGTTTTGCAGAAGAACCCTTAAAAGCGGTCCTACGCGCCTCTCGAGCTTTACGAGCTGCAGCGGCATGCTTTTCAGCATCGCTTTTATGCTGTCCACAAAAATCAACACCACGCGGTACAGGGCGCCGACAACCGGGGTGTTTGCAAAACGTCATGAGAGGCATCACATGGAAGGCATCAAAGATTTAGCCAAAACCCAAATAGCAAAAAGCCCGCACTCAATCTCAATCGAGCCGGGCTTTCTTCTACTTTCTCTGGGCGCAAAAAGACCGCTCCTCTAGAGCAAGTCTTTCGCGTCTGAGACGGTATATAAATTTTGAGCAATTATAGAGGACGATGCAGAATTTTTTCAAGTCGGTTGCGAATGACCGTGCGTCCACGTTTGAGAAAGTTATCAACGTCACGATAGCGCATGCGCAGTTTGAAATGGCGCCATATCAAGGACAGCATATGCTCTCGGGAGACTGGGTATGCATAGAGCGCAGCTATGAGCGCCTTAATGCACCTGTCAGAATGCGTAGTGCACGGCATTCCTTGCCAGGCACGATTGACTTGAACTGCCTTAGTGATATCAACGGGAGAGTCACTTCCGAAAATGCCGCTCATAGCCCCGGCCTCAGCTATTAGGCGAGCCATAGGGGATCTTCCAGGACCTCTGCTTTCTCGACTCCATCTCCCCCAGTTGACTAAATAGTCTTCAAGTTCGTCGTCAGTCATTCTTCCTCCCAGTCAATTGCGATCACAATCGTTCCCGGCTTCTTAGGACTCAGCCATACCTGTTCTCGATGGTGGAAAAGACAATCGTCAAATCCAAGTGCATCGGCGATTCCGTCGTAGAACGACTTGCAACGTTCAACCATGTTCGACTCGTCACGGCGCCGGCGATCGGGAGGTTGAATGATCAGCTGCACGTTCAGCCGAGTTCCGCTCTTGAGCGTTGCAGGTTGTCCCATGAGCTCCTGTTTAGCTTTGACGAATGCTTCCTGCCGCGCAGCCTTCACTAAAGCCGCTTTTGCCGACCAATGACTCCGGCCGTTCTGTGAAAGCTTGACTCCCGGCCAAGGAAGGTCTTTGACCAACAGCGTCCTTTTCATGAATCCCCCCGAAACTTTCTTCCGTAGTAATCGAGTGCTTTGAGGCGTTGTTTCTTGACTTCATCTGGCGCCTCGTCGAAGTTCTTGCATTGCCTCGGCGAATCAATGCGCTGCAGCACATTCCAGTCACCCTTTTTGATACGAAGCGAGCAATAGCCTGACTTTTTTGCTAACAGGAAGCCTCCTTGGTCATAAGCCGCTCCAGCAAAGTGAACGCAGCTGAGACACACAACCGGACACGGGCCATAGACCTTTAGAGCAGAAAAGAGATCTGTCATTTGGTCCTCCATCGGTAGTCTTCCCAGTCGAACGCAAAGCACTGCCCACCATCAGATAGACGACTGATGGCGGCATCGCCAAGAACAGTTCGAAGTGAAGCATCCTGAGCATCCTTGCCGACGAGAGGCAGATTTGAGATTGCAATGGTCGGTCGACACTGCTTGTAGCGACCGTCGATGATTTCGAAAAGTCGGTCAGCCCCGTGGGAAGAAATGGGACTGCGACCTATCTCATCGATCACAAGCACATCCAGATCAATGTAGGCACGGATGAGTTTTGCAGCTTCACCTTTCACACGTCCGGCATCATCTTTGCCGTACGTCTCATAAATCTCAGAGAGCAACAGGCTACAGTCGACGATTTTTGCGACGAAGCCTTTGCGGAGTGCGCCCATGACAATTGCTGTGCCTAGATGTGTTT